TGAATAATTTCACATGGTACTGAGGGATAAGTTCGATTAGGGATAGTGATTGTATCTGTTTTTATGCTCTTATTTACATAATGCTCATAATATAAAGCTAAAAATAAAGCATTTGACTGGTTATCAACTGTTATGACATATGGTGCTCCTGTGTATTCACCTAAACGTCTTTCAAATTCATTTGTTATATCGTATACATTTTTCATATATTATGAGTAATTTATTTTTTAAAAAATTCATTTAGATATTCATGTAAACATACTTTCCAATTTCTCATGTAATTTCTATTTAAATCATTCAATGATTTATTTATTAATTTTTCTGAGTATGGGCGAGGGGCAAAGTATTCTGTTTTAAAATGATCACTATCTACTTTATTCACTGTTAATCCTAAATTAAGATATTCATTGATGGCAACGGCAGTTTCATATCTACTTGCTTCTCCTTGACTTACCATATTATATAAACCATATGGTAACTCTTCTTCAATATGTCTTAAAATTGATGATGCAAAATCCTTAGTATAAGTAGGAACACCTAATTTATCATCAACTACAAATAATTCTTTATTTCCTGAGTTAATTTGTTTCATGATTTTATTTATAAATTTCTTATCTTTTTCAGGACCACCACCCATCATCCAACCAGCTCTGAATATCCAATATTTAGGATAATTTTGATTAAGTAATAACTGCTCAGTAAAATATTTACTTTTACCATATGCACTTAAAGGATATGGTTGATCTTCTTCAGTATAAAATTCTTTATCATTACCAAATATTCCAGCTGTACTTATAAACACATATGGTATATTAAAATCTTTAGCTAAATTAAATAAGTGGATTGCTGCTATTGTATTAGTTAAATAACAATCATCTTTTTCTTTTTCACAGTATTCTAAATCTACTAAGGCTGCAAAGTTTAATATTATATCAGGCTGGTATTCTTTAACTATTTTAGTAGTGTGTTCTAAATCTCTAATATCACAATATTCTAATCCTGTATTTGTGTCTTTATCTGTTAATAGGAAATTTTTAGTATTAGTGATATTTTGTAGGGTAGTACCTAACATCCCATTGGCTCCAGCTATGAATATTTTTTTATATCTTGTCATATAAATTATTTTGTTTTTCTTGTTTCTGGATTGTTTTATGATGTTGTAAAGATAATAATGGGTCTTCTGGAAGCCAAGTATATGTAGAATATCCTACTATTTTTTCATGTACTTTTCCTTCCCATTGAATTTTTGGGTAGTCTTTTTTATATATTCTCCATTGATAATCAGGCCAGTTTACCCAACCTTCTTGGTTGACTCTCCACCCCCATTTTTGGATATGTTCATCTGTTAAACCATCTACAGTATTAACTCTTGGAACTAAAATAACATCAATATCATTTGTAGATAATATTTCAGGTAAATTTTCCATTAAACTGGTATGAGGTATTTCATCTGCATCTATCTGGAATATGTAATTTCCAGAGCATAATGCAGTTAGATAATTTTTTAATTCAGCAAAGTTGTTATTAAATGAGTAAGGATACCATCTAAATTCATTATTTACAGAATGGGTTTGAAGAAATTCTTCTACTCCTTTACTCCCATTTATAATGTCGTACACTATAACTATTTCATCTTGTTTACGTTTATATTTGAGTAAATGTGAAACTAAATGTTGAATTTCAACAAATTCATTACAAACAGTAATAGCATAACTTATTTTCATATTAATATATGTTTAATATTTGTTGGTTTTTATCATAAAGGTAGGTGATTTTAAAGTTGGAATCATAGTAATCTTTAACGGTATCAACATTAAAACCCCCAAACCCCATATACTGCATAAACAATTGTTGGAATGTGTTTATATCAAAAGTAAATGATGTATTTTTATTGAATATATTATAATATTCATATATTAACGATATATCAAATCTATTTGTTTTCAACATTTCAATATATTGTTCTCTACTCATAACTTATTTTTGGATTGAATATACGAATAATATTTTAAGAATCCAAATTTGATTCGAATACACCAATGTATTCTAATGCTTCTATGAAGTCTTTTTCTTCAAATTCTTTTAGTGTATTCATATCCATTCTCCACTCATAGTATTCTCCTTTTTTATGTGGATTTGGATATTTGGTTTTTTCTTCTTCCTTAACAGGAACTGCTTTAACTGCCGCCCATTTCCAATTAATGGAACTTGAACCATTAGCAAAAACCATACCTTGAGAAGGGACATTGATTGTTGTAGGCATCCAAACTTTTCCACTTTCATCTTCACCCATTAATTCTTTATATAGGTTTGGAAGTGTTTCCATTTGTTCTTTTAAAAATTCCGAATCAGCAGTCATTACTGTACTAGATTGGAATCCACATCCATAACAAAAGTGATTTTTGATTGTTTCGTTTACTTCAGTGACATAACAAGCATCACTTCCACATCTATCACATATTATTAAATTATCCATTTTGTTTTACTTTTATTTATTTATTTTTTAGTTATATACCAGGTATTATCTTCTTCAAAATATCCCTTATTAAATTCAAATTCACCTTTATTTAATTTTCTAAACATGTTTTGAAAGTAACTTAATCGATCATCTTCAAGGCCATCTCCATCATATGGTTCAAATTTTATACCTTCATTTTCTGTGTTTTTTAAAAATGGAATAATCTCACTATCCATTACTTTTTGTAAAAATAAGGCTTTGGGTAAACGATTAGGATCATTATCATCCCATTTAAATTGATCTTCAGAGTTGGGCGCATTCAAATTTCCAAACTTTAATTCCCAAAAATTATCATTTGGATCATAAACTAATCTAACTTCAAAAGGAGAACTATCATTAGTTCCTTTAAATTCTTTTGGTTTAAATATTATAGTATTTCCTTGATTTAATTTTCTTATACCCCATTGAGTTATCTCAGTAAGAATATATTGTTTAGTAGCCTTTTTTCTTTCTGTTAAATTAGGGTATTGTTTTCCTAATTTCTGGTATATTTCATTAGCTAATATAGTTAGGGCTCTCATTTAATTTTGTTCTATTTTCTTTAATTTAGGTAATTCTATTTTTTTAAGTTGAGGTAATTTTAATTCTACTTTTTTAGCTATTTCAGGTACATTTTTAGATAAAATACCATCCAATTGTTCTTTCATTTTCTCGAAACTAAAATTATTTCTACTATAGTATCCTTGACGTTTACCATTTACTGTCCAATCTTTATAGTTCTCAAATACTTTATTCATATTATATCCTATTTGACCAAAATCAGGAGTAAACCATTGAGATCCTTCAATTAACATATCTTTTACTTGAGCTGATGGATGGATTGGTTTTACTTGTCCATCTACTAAAGCTGTAAATTCTGGGTTTAGAAAATCTAAATGGCCTGACCAGTTTGAAGCTATAATTGGTTTATTTGTTAAACTGAATTCAAGTAATGGTCTCCCAAATCCTTCACCTTTAGTTAAGCTAACCATGGCTTTTACTTTAGGGTGATTATATAATTCATTTATTTCAGTATCTGTAAATTCACCACATAATAGATAAATATTTGGTAGATTTTTACTTGGAACAGATTTACGGATTGTATCTATTCTTTTTTGTATTTCTCTTCTATCCATGTAAGAAGATCCAACCATGCTTGTTTTTAAGATAAGTGCAGGTGCATTTTTCTTATTTTTAAACAATTCATAAAATGCTTTGATTAACAAACCAACATTTTTTCTATCTTCACCTATATCTCCTTGCATCCAATGTCCTACAAATAAAAAGGCAAATGATTCTTTAATTGAATTTATATCTGTTAATAAATTTTTCTCAGTTATTTCTCCAATTTTTAATGGTTTGTATGTATCTAAATTAGCTCCTTCAATTAATACTTCAACTGGGGTAGTTAATTTGATTTCACCTTGTTGTCCTGTTTGAGGATTTTGATAATTAAATTTAGTTTCCTCAAATACTTTTTTAGAATGTTCTGATGATACTAAAACAATATTCATTTTATTACATCCTTCTAACCATTGTGGTGCACAAGCTGTAGTTTCAATACCAGCTGTTAATCCTATATTGTATTTTCCAATTGCTTGGAATTCATTTGGAACTGTGATTTGACACCAAATGTCAGGTTGTTCAGTTAATTGTCCATTAACTAAATGTTTAGATAGAAATCCCCATTCTTCTTTATGGTTTTCAATAAACCCAAATGGTGTACTACCCCATCTCTGAGGTAATACTTTAACATCATATCTATCTAATTCTATAAGTGATTTAACGAAATCTCTTGAACGTGCACCATAACCTGAATATGTGTCTATAGGGCAACTTACATAAAATGTATTTTTATTCATATAACTTATTAATATATTAAAGCGTGTTTTAATGTTCTTGGTTCAAAATCGGTGTCTTTTAGAAATTCATATTTTTCTCTTGGTTTCCAAGTTGAAAATAACTCATCCATTCCTTCAATAATTCTATTAGACATTTTTATAGATGTAAATCCTGCTTCATCTCCTGTAGCCCATTCTTTACCTGCTGCTCCTCTTTCTTGTCTTTCTTCTTTACTCATATTGTAAAGATTTAAAATTTGTTCAGTAGCATCTTCAGGACGACATCTATCATCAAAGATATAAGGGGTAGGTACAGAGCCAACTAAAGACATATTACTTGGAAATACCGGTAGAGCCCATTTACCACATAATCCAAATGTACCTCTGTGGTTTGAAGGTATTTCTGGAGATGGTGTAAACCATTTTCCATCTGCATCTATGAATCTCATTTGATCTTGCATTCCACCTGTTACGTTTGCTATAATAGGTGTTCCTGATAGTAATGCTTCAGTTAATGCTAATCCCCATCCTTCATTTGATGTTAATAAGATAACACCATCTGCTATATTGTATAGGAAGTTCATTCCATTTCCATCAAACTTACCATTTGTAAATTTAACATTACAATATTCTTCAGGGCATAGATATTCTATTACTGCTGGTAGATCTGTTCCGTTATCATCTACAGGGTCCGTATGGAGTAAAAGTAAACATTTTTTCGCTTTTTCTTCTCCAATTTGATCACAAAATAATCTCCAAGCTAAAATAGTGTCTGGAATTGATTTACGTCTAATGTTTCTTGAGTTGAATAATAGAACAAATTCATATTCTTCATTTCCTAAAATTTGTTTTTTAAATTTAGCTAATTCTTCATTTTTAGGATCAACTGGTTTGAATGTATGTTCATTTAAACCATGAGGAACATATTTAATTACTTTATTTTTAGCTTTATCACCTAAAACTATTTCATTGATATTTACTGTTTGTTTTGAAATTCCAAACAATGCATCACAAGATTCATAAAATTCTTTATTATACATTGGAGCTGGATAGTCATCCCAAATGTTAAGATAAGCAATTGGAATTTTCTTTCTAATTTCATTTTCGATTTGAAATAACCAAGTAAAATATCTTGGATCTGTAATTAAGAAAATGGCATCAATTTTTTCCATTTCCATAATTTGTCTAACTAGATCTGGATTTCCATATCCATCAGTAGGATATAATACTACAGAAGCATCTTCTATACCAGTCATTTTTCCTGTATCTTCAGATAAATCTAAACGTTTACCTTTTTCTGGGTGATTAATTGCTCCAGCTAATTGAACCCAATTGTATCTATGGGATGTGTGAATAACCATTTCACGGGCAATATGAGCTACACCTGAGTGTACTCTTATGTCATCTGTAAGTAACAAGATTTTTTTACGATCCTCTCTTTTAATGTAACCTTCTTTCATTTAATATTTTATTTTAATTTAATATACAAAACATTTTTTAAGTATCCAAATATTGATTATTCTTCTATAGAATCTGCAATACTTGTATTGTGAATCATTTTTCTAAAATCTTCATTTGATAGATACAAGAAAACAGCTCTATCAGCTAATTTTTGAAATGAAAATTTTCTTTTTACACATTGAATTTTGAATTCTTCAAACATGTCGCTTTGGATTTTTACACTTGTTAGTGTTAATTCTTTTTTAGTACTCATAATATTATATTTATTTTTTAATTATATACGATGATACATATATAAAGATTCTATAAAGATACAGAGCATAATTCCTTATTATCTTTATATGGACAAAAGAAACAAGTTTTTTGAGATGGGGTAGGTGTGTGAGATTTGTTCTTATACCCGTTTTCATCAAATACTTCTTCAATAAAATCATTTAACGCAGTATTGGCTTTACTTAATTTTATTTTACCTGAAGGTGGAATAAAGTCTTGAATTCTTGAGATAGGGAAATCAGCATTTTCATATATTTTTCTCCTTAAAATGAAAAATTTAATACTAATACTATCTATTGGAATGTTAAATTGAGCTGAAAGGAATTGTTTATATAATATTAATTGAAATTGTTTATCCTCATCTTTTTTAGTATCAGCATCCCAGCCTCTAGTACTGGTTTTAATGTCGATTATTTCAAATGTATTGGTTGGTTCATGATATAACACGACATCCAAGAATCCCTGATATATAACATTATTAAATCCAGGGTGTGGTGTAATTGATATTGGGACTTCACATCCTACTAGATAATATCCTTTTTTAGAAAAATATAAGTTACGTTTTTTCTTTAAGTAAGATAATATTTTAAGACCATCCTCAAAAAATTCTCTCAATTCTTCAGATGAACTAAAATGTTGTTTTTTATTTTTATCATATTGAGTTTTATATTCGTTTCGATATGCTTCTTCAAATATAGATTCAATATCTTCTCTATCAGCTTCTGCTCCACTTTTTTCATACATAACATCTAAATAATGTTGAATGGCAACATGAAGTGCAGTTCCAAACACAGTATGAATAGTTGAAGTAAATACTTTATACCCGTCTTTATATTGAAGAGACCACCTGTGAGGACAACTTCTATATAAAGATAGTTGGGAATAAGAAATGTTTTTTTGAAAGGAGTAGTCTATTTCTCCTTGTTTAAAACTTCTTATTTCCTTAACTATTTGAGGTATTTTTTTACTTTTAGTCATATTTAAAATTGTGGATCATATTCAGCTTCTTCTATTTTTTTTCTATTTTCTATTTCTCTGTTTAGATACCAGGCTGCTTTTTCAAGTTCTTGGATTTCTCTATCTTTTTTTCCACATCTGGAGATATATTTTAAAACATTTCCTATATTAAAATTAGCATTCCATGCTTCTATTACTTTAATAGCTTCATATGGATTACTTTCTCCCCCATAATGTTTTGGATGATTTACTTTGTCCATTATTTAATACTTAATTTAGCTTTTTTAATTAATTTATCTGATTCTTTAGATTCAATTCCCATTTCATTCAATATTTCTCTAACACCAGTACCTCTTAGAATATCAATATAATGTTCTGCTTCTCCAAGAGAACAGTCAAAATATTTTGCTATATATTCTTCTAATTCTTTTTGGTCCTTTTTAGCTTCATTTTTAATATATTTGAGCCACATTTTTCTTTTAGGTATCATCTCTTTATAAATTGAATATATTTGTTTTTTATTTTGGGGGTTGATCTTTTGTACAAGATTAACAATATCAATATAATCTTGATTCATACTCACATAACGATGAATCATGTAACTATTCCAAGTATCCCATGACTCGTCTGAAATGATGTCTAGAGGAGACTTATTTACTGTTATCTCCTCTAACCATCCAAAAATGTTTTTAATCTGTTTCTTAGATTGTGTCATTTTTGTATTCTTCTCTCAATTCTGTAGGAATAGTACTTTCTAAAATTTTACCAGAAACTGGATCATAGAATACAGGAATTGGCATTACTGCATCTTCTTTAGCTCCTACTACAAACTTAGATACTTTTCTAAGCAATACACCTTGTTGGAATATTTT